GCAGCGGATACCGCCCTTTCAGGCAGCCTTAACCCGCAACAACAGACCGCGGCCAGCAGCACCCTGCAAGCGGCCGCAGCCGGTGAGAAGTTTAAGCGATGATGACCCGAAATGATGACCAAAGAAGTAAACAATGCCTTGGTATCCGGTATCCAGCACATGTTCGCCATGCGGTTGCCTGGGCATCCGCCGCTCGATGCGGCCGACGGGACGTATCAGGCATGGATTGCCGCTTTCGATTCGCTGCCGATTGCCTGGGACGACGAGCGCGACGTACCGCGCATCCGACAGGCCTTCGGCGCGTTATGGGCAACCGTAGACCGCTGGCCGACCCCGAAAATGCTGATTGCCTGCATCCCGCCCGTGCCGCCCCCGCCGCAGCTGGAAGCTCCGAAAAAGGTGTGGACGGAAGAGGAAATAGCCAGAAACAAAAAGCGTTTGGCCGAAATGTTAGACATGCTGGCCGACAAGATGATTGAACGAAACCAATTTTTAGACGATGGAAGGAATGAAGATGAGTCAAATTGATATGAGCCAATACAAGAAGGACGCACGCGGCAATCTGGTACCGATTGACAACATCCGCGAAATCGACCTCTTACGCGACGAGTTGGTGATGGAGATTGTCGGTAAGGCGCAGGCGGTGGCCGAGCAGTTGGCCGATTACAAACGAGGGGCGATGGACGACATCAACGCCTTTGTACAGCTGTCCGCCGAACGCTTCGGTGTGGAGCTGGGCGGCAAGAAAAAAGGCAACCTGACCCTGCACAGCTTCGACGGCCGCTACCGCGTGCAATATGCCGTGCAGGATACCCTGAGCTTCGACGAAGGCTTGCAGGCGGCCAAGGCACTGATTGACGAGGCGCTGCACGACATGCTGGCCGGGGTGACCGATGCCGACGTGTGGACGATTGTGCAGGCCGCGTTTGCAACCGACAAGGAAGGCAACATCAGCACCGGCAAAGTGCTGGGGCTGCGCCGCCTGAAAATCAGCCACCCGAAATGGCAGCAGGCGATGGATGCGGTGGCCGATAGCCTGCAAATCCTGACCAGCAAGGCCTATGTGAGGGTGTACCGCCGCGATGACGAAGGCGATTACAAGCTAATGAATTTGGATATTGCGAAGGTGTAATTATGTGGTTTAGTCAATGTACCGTGTTCAGGCTACCTGAAACCCCGAATGCCGCCCTGCTGGCCGACAAATTGGCCGACGCACCCTTTGCCCCGTGCGGTGGGTTAGATTGGTTTACCGAGGGTTTTGCCGCACCGCAGAGCTTCACCCCCGAATTGGTCTTTAAGGTTGAACAAACAATGGGGATTGCGTTAAGGCGGGAGGAGAAGGTATTGCCGGGTAGTGTCATCCAGCGGGCGGTAGGCGAACGGGTGGTACGTATTGAGCAGCAGGAAGGTCGTTCGGTCGGTCGCAAAGAACGGCAGGAATTGAAGGAGCAGGTAACCGATGAGTTGCTGCCGCGAGCCTTTGTCCGCGCCACCCATACCCGTGCACTCTTTGCCAACGGCATGTTGCTGGTGGACAGCGCTGCTGCCTCTAAAGCGGAAAACCTGCTCGCTAAACTGCGCGAAGCCTTGGGCGGTTTGAAAGCCCAGCTGGCACACACCCGCCGAACGCCATCGGCGCTGATGACTGAATGGCTGCTGCGCGGTCATGCCGCCGGACGCTTTGAGCTGGACGACATTGCCTCATTGCGAGGCGCGGGTGATGTGCCACCGGAGATATGCATCAAACGGCAAGACCTGACAGCCGAGGAAGTAGCCGGCCATGTACGCTGCGGCAAGACAGTGAGCGAACTGGGCTTGGTTTGGGACGAGCGGGTTGCCTTTGTGCTAACCAGCGAGTTCACGCTCAAACGTATCCAGTATTTGGACGTGCTGCAGGAAGCGGCGGAAAACCACGGCGACAATGCCGCCGACTTGGCCGCTGCTTCGCAGCTCATCGTGTCCGCCAACCTGAGCGCCTTAATCGGCGAGCTGGTTGAATTGATGGGCGGTTGGCAGGAGTAACGATATGGCCACCGTAACCATCATGATTGCCGACACCCCGCGCGGGGTCATGCTGAAAATAACGTCAGACGAACGGCTGCCCGAGCCGGGAGAAGACAGCGGCAGCATCGCGCAAAATCTCGGCCTGATTGCGATGGAGCTGATTAGGCAGGAGTTTAAGGCGGTAACCGGCAAGGAGTTCCGGGCGTGCACCGTCCAGTAAGTAATACCGAGCGGCACGGCCTGCCGCAATTTAAACAGGAGTTAAACCATGACTAAATCAGAGTTAATCAAAGCCATTGCCGAACACGGCGAATTGAGCCGGGCCGATGCCGAAATCGCGCTGCTGGCCGTGCAACACAGTATCACGGAGGCTTTGGCCAAAGGCGATCGGATAACCCTGCCCGGCTTCGGGACGTTCAAGGTAATCACGACGGCCGCGCGTACCGGCCGCAATCCGCAAACCGGCGAGCCGGTCGACATCCCGGCCAAACGCAAAGTGAAGTTCACACCGAACGAGAAGCTCAAAGACTTGGTTAAAGCGTGATGTTCAACCCATGCCGCTGCCATAGTGCGGCGGCATCAGTGGAACATTAGGAGAGTCCAAATGCATGAACCCAAAGCCCATAAGAAAGCCCGACTGATTAAGCTATTGCACGTGGCCAAGAACCAGCTGATGCTGGACGATGCCGCCTACCGCAGGCTGCTGACCAACGTATCGGGCGGCAAGACCAGCAGCACCAAGCTGTCGCTGGACGAACTGGAGCTGGCGCTGCGCGGCATGAAGGCGATGGGCTTTGTGGTCACCACCAAGGCGCAGGCTAAGGGTGGCAAGCCTGATATCCCGGTGCGCGAAGCGGCGGCCGGGGTGGACGCGCAAATCAAAAAAATCCGCGCCCTGTGGCTGGAGCTGCACCGCTTGGGCGCGGTACGCAGTCCTTCAGAATTGAGCCTGGCTCGTTTCGTCAGCCGCATGACCGGCGTGGATTATCAGGGCTGGCTGAGTGTGGACGATGCCTCACGGGTGATTGAGCATTTGAAAAAATGGAAACAGCGGGTAACGCGGGAAGGAGCGGGAACATGACGCAGGCAAGGGTGGCCGAGCTGCTGTCTGATTTAGCGGCCAAGGTCGGAGAGGAAGTGCATTCTGCCGGGGTGGCGGACAAAAAACAGGCCAAAACCATCGGTAACCATGTGGCCAAACGTATGGCGCGGGAATGGGGCGGACAGAACCTGTATATCCCGCACGGGGTGCTGTGGGATATCGACGAGCGCGACGTAGAAATCTTTGACAAGTTCGACGGTACCAATCAAAAAGAGCTGGCACGCGAGTACGGGTTTTCGGAGCAGTGGATTTACCGCATCATCGAACGGGTACGACAGGCTAAAATCGACGCCGCACAGCAGGATTTGTTCGATGAAGGGAAAGGCAAAGGGAGTAAAACAGATTAAAACGCGCACAAGGTCGGTCAGGAACGTTCCTGACCGATGTCTTTTTACGGTTTGGTACGTTTGCTTATCCCGTCGCCCGAACGCGCTTAAAACGCAAATTTGGCGATGCCGGCTTCGGCGGTATTTTTTTAAACCCGTTTAAAGGACTTTCAGGCAGCCCATGCCCCATCATTCGCTTAACACGAGTGATGGGGATTTTTTATGTTTGAGATTTTTCGAAGTGGCGAGCGCATCAGTGCCGATGGCAGCCGGTGGAACATCACGGATGCCGACGTACAGCGCGCCGCCGAGGTGTACGACCCGAAGCTGCACGAAGCGCCGATTGTCATCGGCCATCCGGCCATGAACGCCCCGGCCTACGGCTGGGTGCCGAAGCTGGCGGCCGACGGTGGCAGCCTGACTGCCGAGTTTGCCCAAATGGATGATGGCTTTGCCGAGGCCGTCCGTGCCGGACGTTACAAGAAGGTATCCGCCTCCTTTTGGCCGCCCGGCCATCCGAACAACCCGGTGCCGGACAGCTACTACCTGCGCCATGTCGGCTTCCTCGGCGCACACGCCCCGGCGGTCAAGGGGCTGCGGGCGATTGAGTTCGGCGCGGCCGAGGAAGGCGTGATTGAGTTTTCCGAGGCGGCACACGGTATCGCCGCCCGGCTATGGCGCAATATGCGCGAATGGTTGATTGCCCAGTTTGGCCAAGACGCCGCCGACAAGGTGGTGCCGGACTGGGAAATCGAAGGCATCAAGGAAATGGCCGCCCGGCCCGACCTGCCTCCCGACCCGGTGTTGTTTGCCGATCCCCCTCCCACCCCCCAACCCAACCCACAGGAGAACCCTATGTCTCAAGAAGACCAAGTCGCCGCACTGGCTGCCGAAAAGGCTGCCCGCGAAAAGGCGGAAGCTGAAGCTGCCGAAGCCAAAGCTGATTTGAAAAAAATGCAAGATGAGCAAAACCAAGCCAAGCGTGATGCTGCTCACAAGCAAAACGCCGACTTTGCCGAAGGACTGGTGAAAGAAGGCCGCCTGAAACCTGCCGACAAAGCCTTGGTGGTGCAGGTGCTGGATTTCGCCGAGCACCCCGAACACACCACCGCCGATTTCGGCGAGGGTGAGGCAGCGAACCCGCGGGGCGTTGCGCTGCGCGAGTTTTTGGCGGCGGTGCTGCCGCAGCAGCTGCCGACCGGCGAAATGGCTAGAGGCGGCGAAGCACAGGCGACAGGCAGCCTGAACTTTGCCGAGCATGCCGACCCGTCCGAGCTGGAATTACACCAACGCGCCCAGGCACTAGCGGCCAAAGAAGGCATTTCCTATGAACAAGCAGTATTCCGCTGCATGAAATAAGGACTGACACCATGAGTCAAAACTATTTGAAAAAACTGCAGGGCGTTTCCCCCATCCTGACCACTGTGGCGCAGGGCTACGCCCCCAACCGCTTTATCGCCGAAACGGTGTTCCCGGTGGTACCGGTGGAAGCCGAAATCGTCAAATTACCCACCCACGGCAAAGCCGCGTTTGAGGAATACGAAACCCGCCGCGCCATCGGTGCCGACAGCAATGTAATCGTGTTGGACGGCAACGGCTGGGAAACCGTTACGCTGGAAGAGCACGACTTGGCCGCCGGCGTGGACTACCGCGCCGAGAAGGAAGCCTATTTCAGTCAGAAGGCCAAGGCCGCCCGCCGCGTGAAAGACGGCGTGCTGCTGAAAAACGAAGTCATTGTGGCCGGATTGGTGCAGAACGCCTCCAGCTACGCTTCCGGCCACGTCAGAACCTTAAGCGGCACCAGCCAATGGAGCGACCAGGCCAACAGTAACCCGCTCGCCGACGTGGATACCGCCAAGGACAAAATCGCCGAAGCCGTCGGCCTGCGCCCGAACATCATGGTTATTGGTGCCGGTGTACTGAAACACCTGCGTTACCACCCGAAACTGCAGGCGCAGCTGGGTGCCAACGATAAAAAACGCATTACGCTCGACATCCTCAAAGACCTGTTCGAACTGGAAGACATCATCATCGGCGAAAGCCGCCTGACCGCCAACGGCCAGTTTGCCAACGTGTGGGGCAACCATGTCAGCCTGCAGATCCGCGGTGCCAACAGCGCCGGACAGCCGGCAGACGAAGGCAACCCCAGCTTCGGCTACACCTTCCGCCGCAGCGGCCTGCCCTTCATCGACACTTACGAAGGCGTGGGCGGCAAGGTCGAATATGTACGTTACACCGACATCAAAAAGGCTGTGGTAACCGGCGGCAAATGCGGTTACCTGCTGAAAGACGTGGTGGCTTAAATCAACCGAAAGGCTACCTGAAAATTCAGGTAGCCCGCCAAATACAGGAGCAAGACAAATGGCAAAAATCAAAAAGGTAGTGCTGACCGAAACCATCATCGCGGCAGCCGCCATCGTACAGAAACGTTTCGTGAATTTTGAAGGCAAACAGGCCACCGCCGGGCAGCCCGCCTTGGGTGTGTCGGTATACGACGCCGATCAGGGCGACAGCTTGGCCGTGGATGCACTGGGCATCGTGCGGGTGGAATCCGGTGGCGCATTGGCAGCGGGCGATGCCGTGGCTTCGGACGCGCAGGGCTGCGCGGTAAAACAGGCCGCCTCCGCCGTAACTCTCGGCCGCGCTTTGGACGCCGCCGTCGGCGCCAACGAAGTCATCCGCATCAAACTGGGAGCCTGACCATGATTAAAACCTATATCGCCAACACCCCGCTAATCCTGACCGATGCCGAGGGTAAGGAATTCCGCGTTGAGTCCGGCGAAGCCGTAGACCTGACCCCCGAGCAGTATGAGCTGGTGGCCGCGCATGTGACCGCAGGCAGCATCTCGGACACAGACTTGGCCGCATCCGGCTACCAGCCGGACGGCACAACACCGGTGCCGGAACAGCCGCCTGCCGAACCGACCCAG